AATCAAAATCAATTCTAACTAAAGGTATGAAACCGTTAGATATACCTATTAATGCAAATATAAATACTTGGGATAAGGGTCTAATTCAAACGGACCCTTCTTTTTTTGAAAAGAATTCTTTGAAGTATAAAGGAATATGTTCTAATACTACTTACTCAGAAGGCGATGGAATGTTATCTACTACAGGAAAGAAAATGTATGTAGATGGCAATACAATAAATGCAGGTTCTCAATCTTTTTCAGTTCCAAATGATTATTACACAGTTCAATCTATAGGAAGTGATGAAATAGGAACAGAAGAAGTTGCTATTGGAGAAACAGTCGCTGGTATAAATGATGATTATGCTTATATAGGAGAAACGCATTTTCCCTTCACTATATCTACTGATGACAATACTACAACTTGGATTACAACTATATTCCACTCTCCTTATTTTGCCGCTGCCAAATACAACTCTACTAATCTTGAAGTAATAGTGTTCAATAAAAGTGGTATTAATAAACAATTCACAGTCTCGGCAGATTCTATCAAATGGACTAATAGTTATCCTCAACTTTTAGGTAAAGATTTCTCAGCTTCTTGGGAATCAGATATTTCAACTTGGTATTTTGGTTGGGATGATGATGATGCTCGTAAAAGATTTATGCTGGTTGATAATGGTAATGGTAGAGGTTTCTTGAGAGGTATAGGTTGTATAGGTCCTAATCACATTGCTTATTCAGAACCTACAGTCTGTGTAGATAGATATTATATAAGAGACAATCCTGCTCAATACCCTGACATTTATGAACATAATCCTGTAAATAAATGGATACTATCCGGTAGCCCATTTATTAGTGGTTCTCAAGGTTTCCTCCCAAATATATATGAACTAACGAATTTCTACAAAGTATTGCCAAACGGTGTAATTAGCGTATGGAACGGACCTGTAGATTTAACTGCTATGAATGCCAACTATTTTGACGGTAAACCATTACTTGCCAAAATATGCAATAGCAACGCTGAGTTAGGGGCTTCTCTAACAGAAAACAGTGGTGAACAGAGTAATGGTGCTCCTGATACTTGGAAATGGAAGATACATTCTCATCAATGGGCTCCAAACAAAAATGGTGGCCGTACTATTAACTCTTCAAATGAAGGTTCAGCAAACGGTAGCGGTTCTATTAATGAACAGACAGATGGTGAAAAATACTTGTATAGTCCAAGTGGTTGGAGTTCTGAAGGTTATGCAACTAGCGGTTATGAGAATACTATAAATTGGAAATGGAATTATAATCTCAAAACTCAGAAATTCGGAGGAGTGAATGCTAACGAAGCTGTAGGTGGAGATGTACAAGATATGTTCCCTTCTCAGAACTGTTGGAGAAATATTATGCTTCTTGGAGACTGGACTTATATTTACTATTCTATGAAGTCTTTTACAGAAACTACAGATTCAGACTGTATTTTCCCTGCAATGAGATTGTTCTTCAATAACGCTTCTACACGAGGTAAATATTGGGATTATTCAAACTGTCATTCAAGATTCTTTGTCTATCCTTTATATTGGACTTCTTTTAATAAAGAGGTAATAGTAGCAAGAGGACCTATAACAGATACTTGGATCAACGGTGAAATGATAATTAATTCTGATGTTGGAGTATCTGAATCTATAGATATATACAACAAAAACAGAATTACCCGTGGCGAAAGTTGCTTTGACCCACTTGGAAACGCTTATAATAGATTTACTAGTTCAGGTTCTGTAGGAAGTTCTACTCCTTGGAAACTTACATTCGACAGAATGGATATGTATGAAAAGAAAGGAGATATAGGAGGAGTGGATTCTACAGGAGGTTCTAAAGTATGGGTTCCTTTTGATTGTTGGACTTATGATGCTTCTGTGGATTATACAATTGGTGAAGGAAGAATGTTCCTTAAGAAACTCAAGATTTTAGGGGATGGAGGTGGAATACAAGAGGAGTGCTTCAACTTCGGTGGAATTGGTGACGCTTCTCTTTTTGACACTCTCAATAAAAGTTATCCTGCTGGTAGTTATGATGGAACTTATTTGAGAGAAATCACTTATTCAAATATTTCTGTAGGTCTTTCTTTTAAAAATACATTAATCTTTAATGCAACAGATATGAAGAATAAATTCCATATGTTTGAGGATAATGATGGATTGCACATTACTCTATATGTAGGTAAAAAGGCTCAATATGCAACTATAAAACAAGGTGGAGATGTAAAGATAGACAAACTCGCCGATTATATGTTCCGTGTAAATCTGTTAGGTACTAAAAACCTATTACAAGAAACTAGAAACGGTCTATTTGAATTTATACAATCCTTCAAGAGTTTCTTACAAGAGAATGTATGGAATGTTGCAACTCTGGATTTGAAATTGCCAATAGATGAAGCAGTATCCAACAACTTGATTTATTATGCTACTGGAATAAACAGTGATTTGAATGATGACGCTGTTTCACCTTCTTTCTTAGTTCCTGCACTTACAATAAATAGTTATATAAATCCAGACAATATGGATTATTTCACTAAGGCTGTTTTGGATAACAGAAACTCACCAATAAAACAATTATTGAGAAGCGATTATTATAAAATAGATGATGGTGTTGATTTATATTATACTTCAACTTCTCAAACTACAGATATTACTTATAAAGAAACAGATAAATTACCTGCTGTTTTGAGTACAAATTTGGAATCTTATACAGGTGTTCAGGCAAATGATGTTTCTAAAAGTGATACTTCTTATTGGATTGATGGAGAGACTGTTATTTACCCTGTAGCAATCGGTTCTGAGGTTAGTGGTGTGAATTATCAGACTTCAACTATAGACTTGCCAGACAACTATGCTGTAAGATTCTACAACTCAAACAATCACACTTGGAATGTCTATAATCAAAATGCTTCTGTATGGTATGGAAAGAATATTTTCACTATTATGGGTAGCAACTACTATTTTGATGGACAAGGAGTGTATTTCTTAGGTTCAGAAACTTCAGGTGCAAATAAACAGTATTCTGAAAATACTCTTGTAGCGTATGCTATTGGAATGAAATACTTATGTAATGCTCCTTCTGAGGCTTATTTCTATTCACCATTTGATAGAAATCTTTATATATTCACTCCTTCAAATACACTTCAGAAATCTACTTCTTTGGAGAGATTCGGTGAAGTTTTGGATTCTTGCTATTGTCCTGTAAATCAAGCTTTGTATCTATTATTTGATGGAGTATTGATTGTAAAGACTCAAGACGATATGGCAAAGTTTGAAGTTGAGGGAAACAGATTATATACAACCGCAGAAGGTGTACAAGTAGTTTCTGATGATTCTTATGTAATTCACCACCCAGATAAATATGAAGATTATTTGCCATTAAAAGTAGAAACAGATTATATAGGTGTAAATGGAGGATTATTACACTTCTCCAAAGCTCACGTAATCTTGTATAGTGAAGAACCTATTGATACTACTGTTATTACAGATTATATCACTATTCAAGAAACAGAAGTAAAACACTTCCAACAAAAACTTCCTATTAAGAAAGGTGATTGGCATAACAACAGAGTAAGGATTACAATTGAACCAGGTCAGGCTATTGGTAATGCTTTCAAACTTAAAATAGAGTGTAATGATAAAGTTGGTGTATATAGTATGATTGGCTATATGGATCAGACGATGGGAGTAAATACTCCTAGAAGGTAAATATGGTTACAAAGAAAAAAATAGATGGTTGGACAGTAGTAAAACCAGGAAGGCTAGAAGATGAAATGTATAAAGTATATAGTGAATTATTCTCTACTGGTGAAACTACTTCCAACACTTATGTTGCAAAATTGATTCAAAGAGATTTTAAAGCATTGATGACAAAGAATACAGATGATGCCATAAAGGTTTTGACTGTTGTAAATAAACTTATGAAAGATACAGCAGATTACTACAACAAGCAAGAAGCCAATGATTCTGAGTATTCTGAATATTTGATAAACAAAAATCTGCTTGATTGGCAGAAGAATGTAATACAATGTACTAGTAAAAGAATTACTATGTGTGCAGGAAGACGTGCTGGCAAATCTTTCGTTGATGCTGCTCTTATGATTATACATTGTTTGACAGGAACCGATGTAATTACTTTGCCAGATGGTAGAGTAGTAGAAAAGGCTAGACAAGCAATTTATATAGGACTTACTCTTGAAAAAGCAAAGGCTATTATTTGGCAGATATTATTGGACTTGCTTGACAAGTGTAAGATTAAAGTAAAGAGAATTGATAATGGATTGTGTAAAATAGACTTTACAAATGGGGCTTCTATTCAATTATTAGGCAATAACTCTAAAGCAGAAAGAGAGAAAATCAGAGGATTTGATTCTTCTATGTTCATAATAGATGAGTGTCAGTCTCAGCAGGGATTGCTATACTTGACAGATTCTATTATTTCTCCGATTGTAAAAGGTAGAGATGGTGTAATTATACTTACAGGTACTGCTCCTTTATCTGCTGGTACATTCTGGGAAAATGCTATAAAAGGAGACAATTGGTTTCACTTTCACGCAACTATGGAAGACAATACTACTATCCCTAATTATGAGAAAGCATTGGAAGAAGTTCTAAAAGAAAACAATTGGACTAAAGATAATATCACTTTCAGAAGAGAGTATTTGGGTGAGATTGCTTACGATACTAACCTCTTGATTTATCCTAAAAGAACTTATGAAACAGAATCTAACTTCCCAAAATCTAATAGATTCAAAGAATGTTGGATTGGTTTGGATTATGGATTTAGAGATTCTACTGCTCTTGCTCCAATTCTTATAGATGAGGAAGGTAATGGTTGGATAAGACACGAATTCAAAAAAGAAGGAATGTCTGCTACTTCTATTGTTGATACTGTAAAAGCAAAGATAGAATTTATAAAGAAAACTTATAATATTCCTGAAGATAAAATATATGTTATTCAGGATATAAACGAAAAATCTATCTCTGCTGATATGTATAATCAAGGAGTAAAGCAAATTAGAGATGCTAAGAAACTTGGTGAAAGTTATCAGATTGCTATAGTAAGAGATTCTTTGGAAACTGGTAAATTGAATATTGAAAAAGGTGGATTCTTTGACAATGAATGTGATAGGCTTGTCTATAAATATAATGCTGAAAACAATTCAGTAATATACGAGATAGATGATGCTACTTATCACGGAGATATCTGCGACGCTGTTAAATACGCGTGGAGTTCTTATATGACTTATAGTAATTATTTGGGAGGAAATTAGAATGGATTGGTTGGCTACTATTCTTACGTCTAGTAATGCTGTTATTTCAATTATAGGATTTATTGTTGTGATAGTATTACTAGCAATTTTAAGTTCTACAGGTTTGATTTCATTCAATGGTAATAGATTGTCTGTTGGTATAGCAGACAAAGAACGCAATACTGTTAGAATGCAGTTGAAGTTTGTAAATGCGGCAATAGAGGAAATGTTTGCCAAAGTTGTTCATAAAGATTCTTGGAATGAATGGAAGTCTAAATGTGTGGCTGGATATGTAAAAGATGTGTTTGAGAACGCAATAATGCTTAATCATATTACTACAGATTCTACTTATGTTTTGACTATTCAAACTGAGGTTTGGGCTGCTATTCAAAAGACCTATATGATAGACCCTTACTACAAAAGTGATGAATTTGAGAAAATTGTAAAAGATTTCGCTAGATATGTAATAGAAAATATATACGCAATTAGAAAACAACGATAAACAAAAAAAAGGGACTATCAATTAAGGTAGCCCTCTTACTTAGGAGTATTAGAATGACTAGTAAAGTCTATGTCTGGGGAGTGGTGTGAATCACTCTTACAAGCAACCTCCAAGTGCCTCTCAGACTGTATAAGTAAAACCAACACTAATATATTTCATAATCATCGTAGTAAGAATGATATTTCTTTCTGTAATAGCCTAACTGAGCAGTAGTGAAATCATTTGCTTTCTTCAAGTAGTCATTCTCATCTACTAATTGCTTGTTCTCTAATTGAAGCTGATTGTTGATTTGCTCTAATCTTTTTGCTTCACCAACTGCTCTTGTTTCATTTACATAGTGTTCCATCAAACATTGCATTGCTTCTACATTACCACTATTAATGATTTCTTTCAAAGCAATATCATTACCTACTGATATTGTAGTTGTTTCTTTAACTAACTGAGAAGACCTCCCTTGATTAGTTTGGTTTCTCATTAGCCACATTTGAAACTGTTTCTCAATTTCTGGACTAAATAGTGGTCCTCCATTTCTGTTTGAACGATTAAAACTTTGAGTATGATCGATCATACTCAAAAATTTCTTAAAGTTGTCCCAGGTTAATTTCTTTACACCAGCATCGGTGTAAATTTCCTTAGCTGTCTTCCAGCCATTACTAATTGCTTCAATTGCCGTTTCTGGCACAAATGTAATATTCATAGTAATTAATTACTATAAATTAGTTTCTTTGTCAAGAAACCAACACTAATTGTATGCTGTTATTATCAACGCTACTACTATTACCAACACCAGCAATATTAACATACTCTCTCCTTTAAGAAAACAATGCAACGAATAATAACACAAAAATGCAAACGATATTAATCAAAATTGCTGTTTCCATTTGCTACTCCAATTTTTTTACTAAAGACTTATTCCACGAGTTCTGTTGATGATGACTGAATGACAGTAGATTTTTTCTCCATCTTTCCAAACTAGCATCTCTGTATTTCCTCCTTTTCCTTCTCCTTTTCCTGCCCAATAGGAATCTGTTAAATAGAATGAGCCAGAGATGTCTAGCAATTTCAGAGTGTCATCTTTAAGGTCTTCGGCTTTAAGTATTTTTGTTTCTTCAAGCCTTGGCAGTCCCTCATAATTTTCCTTGTAAAATTGACAATCAGTATTTGACATATTTTTCACCATTTCTAATAGGAAAGTTTTATCATCTTTAGAATCAGGTACTGATACACAACTCCATAATTGTGTAGAGAAATATAAATCACACCCATCAAGATCCTGTACCTTTGTGATCTCACCAAATGCTTTAATGATGGCAAACATTGAAATTGCCATTACAACGAAGATTGCGATTAGTTTTTTTGTCTGTTTAGTCATATTCTATTCTCCTTTACTCTATTAACTTAGAAATTTTGATTTAAGGGGTCTTAATTGACCCCACTATCTTAGTAATTGCCTGTAATGAATCTTGTAATTTCATCTCTGTCAAGACAACGCTCAAAGAATTCTACTACATCGTAGTTAATATCACCATCATCTGTAATGAAGTATTTCAAAAACTTCTCTTTGTCCAAACAATATTCTGTGATTGTATTGTAGATTTCCTCAGCAAGAACTGCCATCTTTCTGTAATCTTCTGGATGACAACTTACATTACATTCATTCAAAAAATCCTTAATCTCTTGTGAATCAATTTCTGTAATTCTTTCTGCTACGTCATCTTCATCGTATGTTTGACCGTTTCCATCTACATCAAATACAGTAAATGAAGTTCCGTAATCAAGAATCAACCTTACATCTCCACCTACATTACCTTCCAATTCATTCTGCACTACCAAGTAAGCATCTTTGTAAGAGGCATCTTCATCATACTTTTCAAGTAATCTTTCAAGCAAGCACTCATCGTTAATCTCACGGAAATTTCCAATCATCATTTCAACTTCATTCTTTGTCATATTCTATTCTCCTAAAATTTTGTTTTTTGTAAGTTTCTCTCAACTTACTCTTTAATTATAACACGAAATTATTTTTTTTTAAAGACCAATTTAATGTATCTTTCAAGAAATGTGAATTAAACAAGAAAGGCTACCGTAATTGGTAGCCTAAGGAGTCAATTTCTTTCTTTTGCCTCATCTTTTATATCTTCGATCTCCTGTTCCATTAGATTCTCAATGGAACTAATCAAAGAAACTAATTCTATTACATCATTTCGATTTGGTAATCTGTAAGATTCTTTAATCAGCTTCCTCTTTACAATAGCGAAATCATTTTTCATACGTTCTACATATTTCTTAGGGTGATTTATACGCATACTTTCCTCCTAATTACTCGACTTCTTTGAACTCATCAATTTCATATTTTCGACAAATTTTGTAAATCTTCATTGTCTTTTTTTTTCAGTATTGTGATAACCACCTGTTTTGGTATGAATTTTAGTACCGACACCGTTGTCGGTACTAAAATCTGTTATTGCACGATCCAAAGTTTTATCACTACAATTACAAATACTCATAAGTTCTTTTTTGCTAATCCATTTCTGTTCAGTTTCTACTGAATTATTTGTGTCTAATATTTTTATTTCGTTCATTTTATATCTCCTGAGCTGGTCGGAGAAATCTTCCGACCAGCTCACCTCATCAATTTAATATTTCTGACAAATTTTGAACAAAACCAGATATTATAAAACCATCACCGTCTTCAATAAATTCACATTGTTTCAAAGCTTTGATAATATCAACATCATCAATTTCATCTTTACAAAACTCTCTTTGACTTCGATAAAGCTCTGCTTTTTCTTTATTATTCAATTCTTTCCAATTTTTAACCATTTTAAAACTCCTCTTCTGGTTCTTCTAGAAAGAGTTGTATAGGCCAGGAATTAATCTCTCCATTCTTCATTTCAATGATTACTAATACTTCCCTCTGTTTTTTTGAATATATATAGTATAGTTTCTTGTAGCTATGCCAATATGCTATATTCTCTTCACTTCCACCAAAAGCATTTACCCACCTGTCTATTAATTCTTGTGAAACATCTCCTAGATATTGGTAATCACCTTCTGCTAATTCTCTTATCATTTCCTCTTTCTCATTTAATGCTTTCAATTCTGCCAATTTAGCTTCCAATTCCTTAATTTCTGTTGTTAAATCTTTCATACTATTTTCTCCTTGTATCATATATCTCTTTAATGGTTAAATATTCTTTCCAGTTGTATTTATTCTTCAAATCTTCAAGCATAGTCTTGGTCAAATAAAAGAATTCTTTGCAATTTGTATTAGCATATTTCTTTGGTCTTTGCTGGTCTATTCTTCTTTTTAAACCAAGGAAATATTCGTGTAATTTATGTTCTTCTTCTACTGTCTCTTCCATAGTTTCAAATTCTAAAGTAAGCCACAATTTCAAATCTGGATTGTCTGTTACTGAATTCTCCTCTCTTCTTTCCAAATCTGTAGTCCAACCTATCTTCCATCTGAACATTTGGCTCCAGAAATTGTTCAGATCTACTTTAACATACAAAGTTGGTCTTGTCATTCTTCCTGATTTGTATTCTATTGCCATCTTTCTTTCTATTTCTACTTTGATTTCTTTCTCCTTAAGTTGATCGTTCCGTTCTTTGAGTTTAAGCTTAACATCATCAAGTAACTTCTGCTCTGTTTCTGGTATTCTTACATATGATTGAAGAGTAAGACTTCTTCTTAATTGCTTTCCTTCTTCTACTGAAAGCTCTCCAGTTTGAACTCTAATATCAACTTTTTTTAATTCTTCTTCCAAATGTTCTCTTAAATAGTCCATTCTACGAACTTCTTCTCTTTGTTGCTGAATTGCTTCTCTTTGTTGCTGAATTATACAAGTTTCTTTAACTACTTCACGAAGTTCTCTTATAGGTTTCCAGAAACTATCATAGATATTCTCGTTTGGTCTATCTTTAAGATAGTCTTTAATTACTTCCAACTTCTCTTTAGAACCAAGTTCTTCCATCTGCTCGTTGAGCTTTTCTTTTATCTCTTCCAAAATTTTTCTCCTAGGACTTCTTGTCCTGCTAATATCGAGGTCAATTAACCATAGACAAAATTGAGTATATACACGATCTGAGTAATATCTCTTTCTTGAACCTTTCTTAGTAGTGAATTCTGGATTTGCTGATTTTCTAAATTTCTGCCAATAGTAATCTGTGAGTATGTAATCTTGGCTTTGGTTAATCCAAGTGAAATCTAATATTAGTTCTTTTGTGTATTCTTCAATTACTGTCATATATTAATCCTCTTCTATATTAACTTTACTATTATCTTTATAAGTTGTCAAGAATTTTAGAAACGTATTCAAAAACAAAAAAACCCGACTGGCGAGTTAAGTAAAAAGAGGAAATGCCAATCGGGTTATCAGTAATACAAGAATTTCCCGGAGGAAAGGGAAAAACACTAAAAGAACAAATCTGAATTAAGTATATTGAAAACGTAATTTATTGTCAATGATTACTTCTATTTTTTGCTCTACGGTGTAATTTACCGTGTTCTGAAGCAGTAAGAAATATCAATTCACTTGCTGGTCTGTTGTAGTAAATTCCCCAATCAATCAAATCTTGTCTAGTAGAATTAACTACCGCTCCTGTTTCTACACATTCCAATCTGTGATGAATATGCCAACCTATGAAATTGTCTTTCTTTGCTAATTCATAGTTTTCTATCTTCTCTATTTCTTCTGGGATACAGTAAGCAAACATACATCTCACCTTTCTTTGCTGTTGTTTGTAGTATTGCCTCTTTTCATCTCTGTGTTGCTGATAGTACTGTTTCCTTTCATCTCTGTGTTGCTGATCGTATTGCTTCTGATACTGCTTTTTTTCCTCTCTGTGTTGCTGATAGTATTGTTTTTTGTCATCTTTATGTTGCTGATAGTATTGTTTTTTGTCATCTTTATGTTGCTGATAGTATTGTTTTTTGTGTTCTAACTTTTTTTGGTATTCTTCTTCACCATATTTCTCTATGAATTCTTTCTTAGTCATTCTATTCCTCCTATGTTAACTTGCTTCTTCACTTGTAAATTCTTCCAAAGTAGAATGATGTATATCGAATTCTCCAACATTCTTGAAATATGTATTTGTAATTCTTTCTCTGTTCTTAGTGATTACTTTGATTACTAACTTGTAGTAAATATTGTCTAAGCTATTGATTAACATTCTACTATTTGCTTCATTTACAGTATTAATGATATATTCAACAATTTCATCTTTCTTTGCTTCTTTTTGTAATTGCTTGATATATTCTTGAAATTCATCTTTTTTTGAAGATTTCCAACTATTACTTCTATATTCTTTCTCTGCTTTAATATCATCTTGAACATCTTTAACTATTGCTTTGAAATCTATATCATTGGCAAGATGAAAGAGTGAATCAGAAGTAATTTCTGCCTTTCTTTGTAATCTAACAGGATTCTCTGCTTTAACTGCTTCAATTTCTTTTTGTGAATATTCTCCACCTTCCGGGATTAGAGCTAAGAAAGAATCCATTTCATCTATTTGTTCATCGCTTTCTGTTCCTGTTCCGCTAATTGGTTCATTAAAGTCTGCATCATTCCGTAATGAAATCCAGCCATCGCTTTCTGGTCTCTTGCTTGACCCTCCAAACTTCTCAGTTCTTTCATTAGAGCTTCGTTCGCTTTGCTCAACTGTTTCAGAACCTTCTGTAATTTCTGTATCTTCACTAATAGATTGTCGAACGCAATTGCGTCCCTCTCCGTCTGTTCTTTCACGAACTGAATGTATGTCATTTGTTTTTCGTCCATCGATTTTCTCCTGTAATTTACTTACTATATCTTTCAACATAGCAATTTCTTGCTTGTTGGTATTTACTTCTTCTTGCAATTTACTTACCTGCTCCTTCAAAATAGCAACTTCGTTTGTATTTACTGGCTGAATCATTTCTGTAATTTCTTCTTCAGCTTCTTTTTGGTTGCTTAACTCCTCTTTTACATTTTTCAAATTTCCTTTGAAATCAATTCTTACATTTACTCTACCACGATTTTTGACAGTATCAAATGAAATGTATCCTTTCTCTTGTAATTGGGAAATTAGCTTATTTGTGTAATCTCTTGTGTGATTGTAAGTTGGGATATGCTTAAATATTGTTTCTGTTTGACAGTAAGGAAGCAATTGCTTACCATTCTTGTCTAACCATACTTCTCTAAGAATTAGAAGCAAAACTTTCTGTGCTGGGTTTAGATTTGTATCAAGTAAAAATTCATCTTCTGCTGGAACATATGGATATTTAACATCACATTTGTTCTCTGCTTGAAATATTGAAGCATCTGTTTCTATTGTATTCTTTACAATTGTATTAGGTTCATACCCAAGTTTCTTCATTGTAGAACTGGTTAAACCTCTAAAATCTATATTAATCTTTGACTTGTATGAATTTGCGATTTTGCCATTAAGTGAAATCCAAGAATTAATTCTTGCTAATTGAAATAGGATTTGTTTGTCTGTGAGACCGGAATCTAGAATAGGTTTAAATACTAACATATGACTTTACTCCCTGACTTGAACCTTGAAGGACGTCCGATCCAAGTCAGGTTTCAAATCAATTTACTTTACTATACTATATTAACTTACAATTGTCAAGCAGAAATCATTGTTGAAGTTTAAACGGAGGTTTTTGTTCTCTGCTTGACATATATTAACTTAGCAATTCTCAAAAAAAAACTGAATTAAGGAATTTTCAGTGTAGTTTCCAGACGTTCAAATTGTATGTGTATATGTCGTAAATGTATTAATATTCGAAACATATTTACATACATTTACAACATCTCGTTCAAATTGTATTAGTATTTAATACATTTTCACATACATTTTCGACATATACACACATACATTTTCGACATATACACACATACATTTTCGACATATACACACATACATTTTCGACGTCTGGAACTGCAATCGGGCTTAAAAACACATACAATTTCGACATATGATACTAACATTTAGACTAACATGTACTAACATGTACTAACAGTGACTAACATTACCATTTGCTTGCAAATGGTGGGTTTTGGAAAAGTTTGATTGGAAAGATCAACAAACAAACTTGCTCAACAAACAAACAAACAAACAAACAAACTTGCTCAATCACTCAATTAAGAAAACAAACAACCAATTGGTCGCTTCGCTCCCTCCTTCGCTCGCTTACGCTCGCTTCGGAGTTTTCCTCATATTGGAGATTGGAGAGATATAGAGAAAGATTAACTAAACTTCCTTCAATTAAATCTAAACTGTTCAACTACAAACAACAAATTGGTCAATCTAAATTTTACTCAGCCACCAATTAAAATAGGCTCGTATAGCGTTGTAGAAGTATCTACAATCGATTTTCTAAGCAAAATTGGTTAATTTACTGTTTAACAAAAGAAACGTCTAAAATTGGCTTTTTTTAGCCTCTAATTAAAATTTCTTAATTTTGCTACTAACTATATGTTAATAGTATTACTTAGAACAGACTTTCTTGTCCAAAATTAGAACAAAATTGTAATGCTCGGTCAATCTTCAATTTTAATATGCCTCTTCAATTTCCCAAAATTTGAAGCTTGATTAAAATTCTTTTTTAAACTACAATAAAAAATATGAATAATATAGTTATGAAAAGCAAAGACAGAATTTTATTTGATGTAGTGATAAGACAAGATACCAAAGATAGTTTTCTTAGTCTTAGTGATTTAAACGAAGCTTATATTAGAGCAAGAGAAATTAATGGTTGGAGTGAAAAAAGATTAAATGAAATACTTCAAAGAGATTCTAATGTAGAACGCATATATTATGTAATTAGAGAACAAATATTTAGTGAAAATGATAAATACGCGTTTTCACGTAGTTATGAAAAAAATGAAAATGATAAAACCACGAAAACGTGGTTTTATGAAAATTATCCAGATTACCCTTCTTTCAAGAAAGTAGTAGATGAAGTAGGATTACCAAAAGTTCTAAAACAATTACATTTGTATAGAATGACTGGAAGAGGAGAAAATAGAAAGGTAATGTGTAATCCATATATTTGGGTATTAGTAGCAATGGAAATGAATCCAATTCTTTATGCAAAAGTAGTAGGTTGGATTACAGATGGATTAATACTAAGAAGAATCGAAGCAACTACTTTAAATAAAAAATTGGCAGATGCAATAAAAAATCATATTCAAAACCCTGAATATTGGAAAATAAATGTGGCTCTTAATGAGCGTGTATATGGAGAACATATGAGAGGTATAAGAAATACTTCAAAAGAACAAGGACTAATATCTTTAAATGGATTACAGGAAGTAATGGCTTATCTTATAAATAATGGTATAATACACAATCAAGAACAATTACTGCAAAAAATAAAAGAATACTAAAATTAAGGAGAAAAACAAATGAATATTAATGATTTAACACCAGCAGAAATTAGAAATTTGGCAAGATATTTGGAACAATCGGCAGATGAACAAGAATTACTTGAGAAACTCAAACGGGAAAATGAGAAACTCAAACAAGAACAGTTAATATTGAGAACCGCTATTAGATTAACAAGCAAATATAGAAATTAAATTACAGCCCCTTTGTTTGGTTAGTTCCATTCAAGGGGCTTTTTTTGTATATAGTGCTTGACAAATGTATATTCTATTTGTAAAGTTAATTGAATGAAGACTAAAGAATTAGCAAAGATTTGTGGAGTAGATGAATCCACAGTAAGAAAGAACGCAAAGAAAGTTGGTATCATTCTTGAGAATGGTAAATCACACGATTTCACAGAAGATGAAATTAAGAAAGTTCAAGCCAAATTAATGAAGAACCAACTTGAACAAGGTTCGTTAAACAGTGATTCAGCAGTAAAGACTAACCTAGGAACCGCTGCCGAGGTTGGAATTTCTCTTCAAGAACTCATTAAATCAGGCAATGTAGCAGCAATTGATGAATACTTTGGTATAGTAAGAAACGCTACTGTTGCTCAACACAATTTACAAATAGAGCAAGAAAGAAATCACCAACTTCAATTGGAGAACAAGCAATTAGCAAATGAGAATGAATATTTGAAGAAAGCAAATGATTTCACTACTGCTCAGTTAGGACTATACAGAAAGAAATATCATTCTTACTATGATGATTACGAGATTTACTAATTCAATTTTTTTTGCTAATCGTAAGTTAATATATAGAGAGGTGAAATATGAAGAAGATATTTAAAGAAGCAAAGAAATTTGTAGATAATCGTGGAGCTGGTGGTTTTTCAATATTTGGAAATGCATCAGGGAACTATGAAGAAATTAATATTGAAAAATCACCTGGTTTAGGTGATCTTTGGAATATGTTTGGTTTTTTTAAAAAAAAGAAGACTGTAATTGAATACATTGCCAATGGAAAAAGTATGATGGCTTGGGGAGAAGGAAGATTTACTTCACATTCAAGATTGCTTTCAGATTTGAAAGAATTGTTAAATGAAAAATATGGTGACAACTTCCATATTACAAATGTTGTAGAGTTGTAGAGAGATGAATATGAAAGATTTAAATGAACTAAAGATTAGCCAAGAAGATGAACGACTATTTTGGGCTGTAATGAATACAGAAAAAGAGTGTCCATTAATCTATCAGGAATTTGGTTTAGATCCAAAAATAGTTTTAAACACTTTGGAATTTTTGGATATTGCTTGGAGAAAACATCATTGGATTGAATTAATAGATTGGGCTACTACATTAGCACAGAATGTAAGATTTGATTTACTTGAGAATGGAATAAGCATTGAAGTAATGAACACTCTAATGAGCAATTTGTTGGAAGTGATAGATATTGCTACTAAGAAGCAGTGTAGAGAGATTAGAAAATGAACGAATTGGATGAATTAATTAAATTGGCAGGTGAATTGTATGGAAAATTGAAAGCTTACAAAGAAAGCTTGCCAAAGAAAGAAGAAACTACCAACAAAGAAGATGTAGTAGATTTAGATGAATTAAAAAGTTGGTTTTAGGAGAAAATATGGATGTTAAAAAAATTTTTTTCGGTATTACTATTTTTGTTTTGCTTGTTTCCAATGTGTTCCTTTTCGTTCGATTGGACAAAAATAGATCAAGGTATGATGACCTTAGACAGCAATTTACAACAATTACAGAGCGAGAACAGTCTGCTCAAAATAGAGTTAGAGAACTCGAAGAAAGAATTGCTGCAATTAAAGCAAGAACAGAGCGAACAGATGAACTCATATCTAACTCTATCACAACAGTTCGAGGACTATCAGAAGCAATTACAGAGTGCAAAAACTACGTCAAAGATTTGGAGAACATCATCAATAGTTCTGGGGTCAGCATTGACGACAATAGTAATAGTAGCAATAGCAACGAGGTGAGTAAATGAATATACAGACTAAATTGAAAAATATTGGAGATTATGGATGTTTGTGTTTCTGTTATTTATATGTAATAGGAGTTCCACCAGAGAGCCTTCTTGAACATTACGAAGAATTGATAAACAGAAATATTATTGATGAAAATTGTTTTGTAAAAGATGGATATGCGTTATGTAAATATTTCTTAAATAAAGATGTAAAGATTGTTTTTACTTCTTCTGATAATCATCAGTTTGATAAATACATTTCCAATTTTACATACGAAGGAAAGAATCATTTTGTGGTAACAGACAGAGATGATAAAGTGATTTTCAACAGTTTAGATCATTCTGTTTGTGTAGAGAAAGGTAAGATAGTAAGTAAAAGGGTGGTAGTAGTAATATGAATTATATTTTCGTTTGTCCAAGATGTAGAGAAACTAAAGAAATTGAAATGAAAGTTATAGAATATGAGAAAATGAAAGAAGATCTCACTTTCCCATTTTGTAAATGTGGTCTTAGAATGAACAGAGTATATACTTCACCAACTTTCTTAGATTCAGTATTGGAGAGGTTGAAATGATAGATACATACGTTTCTAAAATGGAAGAAGGATTAAGGTCTAGAAACGCATTAAATGCTTCACTTAAATCTCTTCATAATATGATTGCTAATACAAATTTTGGAAAAGTAATACAGAATTACAGTGAAATCTATGGAATCACTTCTTTAAAAGAGTCTGATATAAAGTTTAACAAAAGTTCAAGTAAAAAACCGTTAATTCCTTTGATAGGTTGGATAGGAGGAACTATTCCTGTATATTTAGGAACAACAAATGGTTTAGAAGCAAATACTTCTACAATCACTAATTCACTTAAATTCGATACAACAGATGAAACAGTAGAATCTACTGAAACAAAAACAAGATACTCTGGAAACCCTTGGGGAGAAGATTATGAAACAACAGAGGAAGGCAACTCTTTTACAAAGGAATTTAATGGAATTAAAGTTTCAGTTAAGGAAAGTGTAATATCTAAATATCACATGGTGAGTCAACACAAAGATAGAGATACCTGGATTATAACTTATACTATAACGAAGATTTCTAAATCAGAGAGATCTTTTGATTTCACAGAAGCAGATTTACAGATTTTACAGAGGATTTAATTATGTTTTTGAAAGTAAGCGATCAAGTTGGATTTACAAAGAGAGAAATGGAAGAAATAAACAATTCGTTTCAATCCATAGAAGATAAGATAAATAAGTATGAAGTGCCAAGTGAAACTGTTTTATTGCCAACTTATAAAGTTAATATAAGTTCAGATTATATAGAACAGAATTACTCTGTAAAAGTAGGACAACACCAAATGAATATTCTATTAGCACTAAATAAAATAACAGATATAGAAACACACGAAGGTTCCGGAGAGAGTCTTTCCAAGTATTTTGAGGACTTGGGTGATGGAGTTTTTGAACCGAAAGATTATGATTTATGGTATGTTGAGGACAAACAATCTTATATAAGCCAAATAACCCGTAATGGCCAAACCTGGTATATTTACTTTTATTCTGGTTTAATTACAACTGATGGTGTAAAGATGACAAAGATGAATTTGAATGTAGGTAAGGTAAAATACCCGCCAATTACAGATTTGAAAATCAGACTTGCTACTAAAAGTAATGATTTGACAAAATGTTATTATGGTGTAATACATACTGATGGTAATATTGAGGTTATAGGTAATCCTCAAGAAGAAACTTTTTTACAGACTACATATCTAATAGGAGGTTGAGTTTTGAATAAGATAATAGATAAAGAAACAAGAGAAGCAGAATTTAGAAAAGCTCACGACCTTTATTATTCAACCAAAGATCCAAAATACTTATGGGAAATGTATCCTTATGTAAGGCAAAGTGTAGCAGCACATATTGCTAATAAATCTAAAGGTAAGATATTAGATTTAGGTACTTTATCAGATGAAGCAGCATTATATTTCCTTAAAAGATGCACAAAGAATGGTCCAATTAACTGTAGATTAACTACTTATGCAGGATACTTGGCTTTATATGTTATGAACTTACACAAAAGCGTTTCTACTTATAATTTTTCAGATGTAGATGAAACAGAATTAAATAATGCAATAAACAATGAGGATAGTCCAGAATTTTTAATAGAGAATTCAAGAGTGTCCAATCAGTTTGATAACAACATAGATTACACTAAATTACTTGGAGGTAAATAAATGAGTGAGAATGAAATTATGTTGAATGACTTAAATGCAAGAATTGAGTTTTTGCAAGAGATGGAAGATAAACTGTTTTCCATTAAATTAGATGATGATGCTCATAATGAAGTAGTAAAATACTACAAAGATGGAACAGCACAGATTAGAGAACTTTTGGAAAGAATGAGAGATACAGTTTCTCTTCAGATAAAAGGAGTGCAGTTTGTATGATAACCCAAGCCGAGTATAATAATCTTAGACTTGAAAGATTTAGATTGAAGAAACAAATAGCAGAGATGATTAAGACAAAGTGCGTTCATAAAATTCACGATATAAAACGCCGTCTTGATTCTATAAATAGACTTATGAAAATATATGAGGAGCAGATATGATTAAACCAAGAAACACAAAAGTATTGATTAAAAGAAGAGAAACAGAAACTAAAACTAGTGCAGGAATTTTTTTGGCTACTTCTAGTCAAGTAAAGTATGCAGAAGGAGAAGTATTAGCAGTTGGTAATTTAGTAGAAGATTTGAAGCCAGGTGATTATGTAATCTTCGACAAGTTTGCCACTTATCAGGATATTGATAATTCTATTCTAATAGATGAACAGGATATACTAGCAGTGAAAATCAATTCTAACTAAAATGTGAGTAAGGATACAAATGAAAGAATTAATTAAAGCGATTATTCAGCTTATTAAAGAATACAATCAATTTAGAAAGGATTATAAACGCTTCACCAAAGCTACTTTGGATTATGAAGCATTACAGAGAATGGTAAATTCGGTGTCAGAAAAAGGTGTAAAAATTGTTATACAGACTAGTGATAACACTACAATTGTTATTCAGACAGAAACTAAAAGAGAAAATCCACCTTTGAAAACATTCCGAGAAAGATTTATGGAAAACAGAAGAGGAGAGTAATTTATGGTAGTCTTGACAGCTAAAGATATAATCAAACAAGCAAAATTCATCAGTCAGACTACCAACTCAAATCTCACGGACTACTATGTTTCTACAAATCTTTTGTCTTCTATTTATAGAAACTTATACAACGATATAATAGGTTCAGACAATGCTTTTGTAGAAACTTTTGAAACCTCAGAAAATAAATTTGAACTTTCTGGAGTTTATAAAGTAGTCTATGTAGGATTCAAAGATGGCAGTCAAATTGCAAGAAGCCAATTGAGAAACGGAAAGACAGGCGGATATTATATTGAGAACAATACTCTTATTATGCCACATGGATTGAAAGAGATTAAAATATGCCCACTTCCTGCAACTATAACAGCTCCAGATGATTTTGAAGAAACAGCATTAGAAACAGTTCCAGCGGACTTTTCAAACGCGGGAGTAGATTCAGATGGACAACCAACAACAGCAGAATCTACTTATTATCACGGAGCATTTATAGACTTCAGCAATCTCCCTTCTTTTATAGAGAAAGCGGATACAACTATAGTCAATGTAAATGTTTCAGACCCTTTTATGTATGTAAGTTATTCAGATGGGACAATACGTTTGTATGATGGAGAAACTTATGTAGATGTAAATCCTTATGTAGAGAAAGGAAAAGGATTCAATGGAAAAGTAGTAGCATTTAGTGCAGATTCAGATACTGGTAAAGGAGTTATTATTTATGATTCTATTAAGAACAAATATCTCTATGGAAGTTTTGTTCCTAATACAGTCTTAAATTACCCAGACAACACTTTCTTTGATGTAATGATATATAAACTTGCTGCTCTTCTTTCTTCTTTACAGAATATACAGAATCCGTATTTGATAAACAATTTACTTCCTGAAGCAGAAGAGAGATTTACAGAATCACTAAATAAAGGTGGTGCTGTAAGATTTACCAATACAAGGGGAGGAAGATATTATGTTCGATAGTTTTGATAGATATAGAGTGATTTATGGAAATAAACCATTAACCTCTGAAGAAAAAAACATTAGTAATGCTCTTTTACACAATGAGATGATTACTAAAGCTATTGGAATGAAGATGCTTACTGATGGCAACAAAAACAACGATCTTTTAGGTTATATGTTGTTGGCAGGAGGTCATCTATGAATATTTGGAAATTACACAATCCTTTTAAGAAAGCTAGAAAGGATTGGCACACAAATATAGATCCATTGAGTAAGAGGTTTTTAACACCTTCTCAATTAAGTTTAGACCCAACAGGTGAGGCTTCTGAAATTGAAGACTATGAAGTAACTTCTACAGCTATTAAAGCTTTTACTTGGAACCCAGAAACACATTCACTGTTCGTTACTTTCGTAGGCGGAGATAAAGAATATGAATACCCAAATGTTCCAGAAGAATATGTAAAGGCATTTGAAGCAGCACCTTCTAAGGGTAGATATCTAAACAACGTGATTAAACCTAATTTTAGTTTAAGTATAAGGAGATAACAAATGGCATTTAATTGGAAAAATCTAGTAGATCCAGGTAGAGCTTTTACTAGTGATGAAGATAAAGAAGAAGCAAAAGAAAAGACAGAGCAAGCTCGTGCAAAAAGAGAAGAAGCAACTAAACTTGCTAGTAAATCTGTAAGTGAATTTCAGAAAGAAGGTAGAGCAGCAGCTGGACAAGCAGCTTCTGATAAAGCAGGTATTGCCAAAAGACAGGCAAAAGCTTCAACTATGCAAAATGGTGGAAATAGACTTCAAGCAGCTACTAATGCAGCTTCGGCAGCTCAAGACGCTTCTACTGAAGGATACGATACAACTTCACAGGCAATGACAAATGCAGCTCAAGCACAGAATCAAGCTCAAATCGCTGCTCTTAATAATGAAGCTTCAGGTTTACAGAAAGAAGCAGAAGAAGCACAGGATAGAAGTGAAAAGAGAAAAAGTAGAGTTGCTAATGCGGCTGGTACTGCTATACAATTCCTTGCTCAATCTTCTGATTGCAGAAAGAAGCATATCTACATTCCAAAGGAGGAGAGAAAATAAATGACTGACGAAGAGTTGAAACAGGAATATTTGAGACAGAAAGGAAAATCCAAGTGGAATGATTTATACAATAATGATTTCAATGAATGGAATAAAAACAGAGGAACTACTCTTAATTCTTATGCCAGCAATCCTGTAGATGATAAAACATTAAATAAAGGAGCAGAAGAAGCAACAGATATAGAACATAAAGCAAATTCGGCTACTACTCCTAAAAAAAGAGATGCAGTTGCGAAAAAAGCAAGAACAAAAATGAACAATACAGATGCTGCTAGAGATTCTACTCCTCCAACAGAACCTTTCAATCCAAATAATGCAGAAGCTGAAGAACCAAGTTTACAATTACCTAAAAAATCTCCAAAAATTACAGAGATTAAATCTACTCTTACTGAAGGAGAAGAAGTAGAACCGGATATTGATACAATAATGAACAAACCTGAAATAAAGGAAACAGTTGCAGAGTTTGGTATAAACCCTGATAGGGAAGTTCCTCCAACCCCAGAAGAAGTTCAAGCCGCTACACAGGAAGCCGCTGTAAAAGCTGAAGCAATCGGAGCAGATCCTGAAACAGTAGATGCTATAAATAAAGCCGCACAGGGAAAAGGTTCATTAGAGGATTTGAAAAAAGCTGCTGATAGAGAACGAAGTAAAGAAGAACAAAGTGCTGGTGAAGAACCACAATCTGAATATGATAAAGCCAAAGACGCTACTGATGCTAATTACAAAATGTCTAAGTGGGATAGATTGAGTAAAATCCTCACAGTTGTTTCTGCTTTTGTTCACGTAATTTCAGAAGGAACAGTTCCTCCAATAGACTTTACAGAGTTCTCTAAATACAACCAAAAGAAAGAAATGAGAGATCAAGCAGACAAAACTAGATTTGAAAAAGATCTCGGAACTGAAGCTGAAATTACAGATATGCTTGGAGAAATACAGAAAGGAAGAGCTTGGAACGAAGAGAAGACTAAAGAAGTTCAGAATATTATTATTCAAGAAGGACTTCAAGAAAAGATTAAGGAAGCTCACCCTGATTGGAATAAAGAACAGATTATGCAAGAAGCAATCAAACAGGGTGAAGAGATTTTCCAGACAAGAAATGCAGCAGCTAATGTGGAAGGTACTTCGGCAGGTAATGCTGATTTAGGTGCAAGGCTTAGAGACAAGAAATTCGCGGAAGATTGTTCTCCTAAAGAAGCATTTGAAACTCAACAGCAGATTGATTCTACAATTCGTCAAATTGATGAAGCTATTATTGCTTTGGAGAACCAGCAGTTTGACAAAGGTATTGAAATCTACAACCGCATAGTTCCTACCTTTGCAGGTCTTAGTTCTACAGTTACAACAGAGTCTGAAAGTACAGACAAGAACAAATCACAAAGTAACAGCTCTAATGATGGACTTGGAGGAGGAGGTGGAGCAGGCATAGGACCTGTAAATCTAAATCTTAGTGGAAGTTATGGAAGTTCTGAAAGTACAATCGAAGGCTCAAGTAATTCCAAAGCGGCTACAGTAGGTAGATCAGAAGCCAACAGAGAAGGTGTTGGAATTGCTGAAAAGTTGACTGAAGACTTTACAAAGCTCACAGCCAAAGATTACAAAAAAGCTATAGCCAACCTTCGAGCCATGAAAGCAACTCTTGTAGAAAGAAGAAAACAGTTTGAGGCTAAAGCAAGTAAATATGGAAGTGATAATAACGTAACAAATATAAACAACAGTGATGTTAGAAAGAAGCACGTCTATATCCCTAAAGAAAAGAGGTTGAAAAGATGATAGATTTAACCTATTTTGATGATTATCTCCCAAAGCCTACAGACAAAACCCAAATAGATGATGAAACCAATTTTCTAATTGATTTGGCTAAGAATGTAGGCAATTACCTCTATGAATACAAAGATGAGTATAAAGAGGAACAGGGAGCCAATGATAAATTGAACCTTGGGATTATGGCTCAACAGTTAGAAAAAGTCCCAGGTTTGGATGCTAGTGTAATTACTAATCCAGATGGTAGTAAGAGTGTAGATTCTGGAAGACTTGCTCTTACTACTCTAGGATATGTAGCAACATTAGCAAAACTTATTTTACAGATGCGAGGAATAGAATATGATGGATCCAACAACGAATTGGTTGATGAAAACATTCAAGGAAGAGAAGCAGGAAGAACCTATAACGATAGCAGCTCCGTTGACAACATCGGAGGAGGAACAGGAGACACCACAGAGACAAGTGTGGGAACAGGAGATATTTACGATGAAACAGCAACTCCTACAACAGATGATGTCTATGCAAATGCAGCAAATGCAGCCAATGGGGGCGATGTAAATGAGTAAATATAATGAAGCAATAAGAAGAGATTTAAACGATTCAATTCTCGCACGTATAGATGATTATTCAGCAATGCTTGGTGCTTATCTCAACGATATGTCTGTAGATTTAAACAATGATACAGAATACAATTGGTATAGGAGATATGCCAGAGATTTAAGACAGGACAAAGATTTAGGTATTCCGCCTTCTACTAATGTAACTAAGTCTGTTATAGACACTTTGATTGCTAATATTGCTACAAAGAAACCTCACCCTTTCTTCAATTCAATAAATGGAAGTCAAGATACAAAAAGAGTAGTAGAAGATATTCAGCAATTCTTTGATATAGTATATGACAATAAACACGTACACGAGAAGTTTATAGAAGCATTTACAGACGCTTGTATTTTTGGAATAGGATATATATTCTTAAATCCATTCAATTATGAGATTGAAAACTTGAAGACTTATCAAGTAGGATTGCTTGAAGCAGAAATGAAATACGGTAATCCAACAAAAATGCTTATTCGTAAATCTGGATTCCCTGTATGGCTTTTGAACCAGTATGGAATTAAGTACAAGACAGATAAAACTACAGTTCTATTCCACGAGTTTATTGACACTATAGAAGGAAAGTGTGAGATTTGGATTGATGACAAACTACAAAAAACAATCCCTTATAAATCAGATAGACTTCCTTTTATTCCTGTTTATTACAACAAACCTGTAGTTGGTCAAAAGACTATTTCTGTAGTTGAAGAACTTGAGGGTATTCAAGCAACGATAGATGATTTAAACGAAAAAGTTTCTACTTGTGCACAAGCTTGGCCAGGAACTACAACTTATGTAATGGAAGGAGCAGGTATTCACAAAGAGGATATAGACAATACAGTTGGTAAAGTCTTTTCTATTAAAGCAGGTTATAATGCAGGTAATGTACCTCCTGTTGTTACAGTTAATTCACCAATTCTTGATCCAGAAGCAAGAAACCTTATAGAGTTCTATACAAGAAAAGCGTATGAAATGATTGGTGTTTCAGAATTAAGTGCAATGAGTAAAACTCCTGCCAATGTAGATTCAGGTGTAATGCTTAGAGCACTTTCCGATTCAGAGTCTGATAGATTGAGTAGAGCAACAAACTATTATGTAAATGGTTTTAGTGAATTAGCACAGATTATGATTGATGTTTTACCTGAAGATGAAGATGTACTTCCTTCTAGTATAAATACTTCTTCGGTAAAATGGAAAGATGTAAAGAAGCAGAGAGATATATTCAAGATACAGTTCGCAGTAGTTGCTCTTAAATCAAGAGATGTTGCTGAACAAGCAAAATATGTAACTACTCTTCTTAATCTTGGACTTATTCAAAGAAATGAGATTGGATATTATCTTGATAGACCTGATATGACTAAAGCAATTTCTAATATTACAGCACTTTATAACGGATTACAGCAAGTAATTTATAGAGCAATGGAATATGGAGAATATGATATACCAGACTTCGTTGAAAAGACTTCATTGTGGCAAGCAATCACAAGAGAGCAGAATATACTTTATTCACAGTTCTCAGATGATAAGAAAGGAAATGAAAGAGTAGAATTGTCTCTACAAAGATTAATGATGCTTGAAGACAGTCTTATAACTGTAATGAAGGAAGAAGGTTTAATTACACCTGCTTTACCAGAACAGGAGGAGGTAAATAATGGAGAAGCTGAAGCATTAGTAGAATCTAATCCAATTATTGATGAAGAATCAGAAGGTACAAATAATCTAACACACCCCGAAGGTGATTTCTAACTAAAGATAAAAAGGAAATAACGATGGACGAGAAATTTATTACAAGTTTAAAAGCCACCTTAACTGCGCTTATTGAAGAAAATAAAGTCCTTAAAACAAGATTAGCAGCACTTGAACACTCCGTTAATGATGTTATTATCGGAGGTTTGAAAGACGCGGCTAATGAATATGAAGACAATGAAAAGTATTCTCAATTCGTAGATGACTTTTCAACAGTTTATGGGCCTTATGAAGAGATTTCTAAAATCTTGAATGGAGATGATTATGATATCTCAGAAGCGTTGTATGAGGGCTCTAAAGGTGTAGAAGATGTAGCAGGATTTATCAATTGTGAAATTGCAAAATACCAAGCTAAAGCAGATGCCTTGAGAGCATTGAAGAATGGAACCGCTGTAGAAGAATCTATTCCAGTAGCAGAAGAACCTGTTATTACAGTAGTAGAAGAAGAGACACCGGTTGATGAAAAATCTGAAGATGAAATCTTCAAAGAATTATCTGAAAAATATTTGAAAGGAGAATAAATAAATGGCTGGATCAATGATTACTAGCAATTACATTGCGGCTCTTACTAAAACCGCTTATATCAAAGGTGTGTCTAATGACAAGCCTCAGATTTCAACACTCTTGCCTAAAATTGGTAAAGAGGTTTTCCGTGGAAAGGAAATGAAGTACGCTTCACAGTGGGATGATGGTGGAAACTTCGGTGGTGACCACTCATTTATCGTAGACAATATTGATGAGGTTACAGGTTCTTTCACTTCTGGTGTAAAGAATGGCGAATGGGTAATGAAACAGGGTTATGCAACTGGTTCATTCCGTATCGACCAGCCTGAGATTCTTGGAACAGAAACAGAGGAAGATGCTTATATGAAGGCTATTCCAGCACAGATGGCAGGTTGTTTGTCTGGTCTCTCAAGAACACTCTCAATCTTACTTTATGGTGGTCAGTATGCAAACCTCTTCAGAGTAAATGCAGCAGATACTACTTCTGATGTTATTACTTTTGCTACAGGTACACCTGTTACATTCACAGTTCCGTCTGATGTTAAAGTTAAACTCGGTCTTGGTTCTCGTTTAGTATTTGCTTCGGCAGGTTCAGCAAACGGTGCAGTTCCAAGCTCACCACTTGTTGGTTCAGGTGCTTATGCTAAAGTTTCTGCAATCACAAAAGATTCTATCACAGTTATTCCAACAGCAGATTTGAATGGTGTTTCAATCTATACAGGTGATTATGTTCAGCTTCACGGCTTTAGAACAGCTTACAACTCTACGACAACAGTTGGTATGGAAGGTTTGCCAGATATTCTTCCTTACTTGGATGACAGAACTGGTTCTGCTTGGAGTACTTACATTGCTCAGGACTTCCGTGGTAGAGATCGTTCAGTTGCAGTTGAAAGACTTGCAGGTCAGTTTGTTAAAGCAGCTGCTTCAGGTGCTACAAGATTAACAGACGCTCTTACAGACCTTTACAATGAGACAACTTGCTATGGTATGGGATTGGACAATATGATAGTTCTCAACCCAAAGAAACTCATTGCAATCAATGCTGAAGCTAATGCAGTGAAAGAGTTCCGCAAGAATGTTGATGGAAAGAAACGTGTTGCAAGTTTCGGTCTTTCTGATTTCAGTATCGCACTTGGCGAGATGACTTCTGGTGATGTTTTGGCTGACCCAGCTTGTACAGAAGATATTGCTTATTCTTTTGGAAAGAATGATTTGAAGTTCTATGAGGTCAATAACCTCGGTTCAATCGTTGCACCGGTTGCTAACGGCCAGATTGGTAAAGTGAATATTGAGTCTGTAGGAAATCAGGGTATTGGAGATAATCCAACAGCTGCTCTCAATGACCGCAGATTGTTCCAGGTTTCTCAGAACTCAAAAGGTCGTTTCTCAGATGTATTCGTAGTTTCAATGAACTTGTTCGGTAACTACAAACTTGAGAATACAGCATCTAGTGGTGTAGCAAACTTGGCTTAATAGCAATTTAGAGTAACGTTTTACTCCCCTCCCTTAATACAAAAAAATGGGGAGGGGTTTTTTATTGGAGAAAATATAAATGGATACAAAATGGACACCAAATAAAGGTGGAAATTCAGAAAACCCAAATCACCTTCCTGGTACAGGTCATAGAAATAATGGACCTCAATCTACAGGTCCAGCAGTTACAGAAGAAAAAGAAAAATATGAAAATCCTATTAGTGATAGACTTGATAGCGATAGAAATAATAACAACAATAACAATCCTACAGAGCATTCTGATAGCACTATGTCTAATCCTGTCAATGACAAAGTAGATACAAGTGAAAATACAAATAATTCTACAGAAGATAATCCTGCTTTTGACTTGTCCTATTTTGAAGGAATATACAAGACTAAAGAAAAAGATGATCCACTTGATTTATCTTATTTTGAAAGTCCTTATGACAAGAATAAATTGGAAGAATATTTAAAATCTAATGTAGAATCTGGTAATCAGTTAGCTTATACAAATGAAGATTTAACAGCAGCTACTCAAGGATTACAGAATGCTAGAGATGTGTTCAATGATGCTTTGAGAGAAAATGCTTTATTAACCGTTCCTGGAGTAGCATCAGTTTTGAACCCTAGTGATTTCAATGCAGAGATGCTCATGAACAGAGATTTGCAAAATAACGCTTATGGAAACTCAACTTCTAAAGAGGAAATAAAACAAAAGATTATAGAAAAATATCCAATGGATATTCCTACTATTTCTGACAACTTATTGAATGCTTGGGCTGAAAATGCTGTTGCTTATAATAAAGAAAAACAGATTAGAGAAGATTTAGGTAGAAACGGACCTACTGCCAATAGTGGTATCACTAAAGCTGAAGAATTGGATTTGATGAACAGAGCTGCTTCTGATTACTCTTCTTTAAGCGATGCTGAAAAAGAAATGGCTAATAAAGTAGTAGAGTATGCTGCTGCTCACCCTAATGCTTTAAATCAACTTCCTGAGGTTGCTACAAACCCTTTTGAAAGTTCTAGAGATAGACGAGCAAGAGAGGAAAGAAACCGAGCAAGGGAGGAAAGTAATCAGCGTTTAAATAATGCTATAACTGCTGTAAATGAAGCTAGAGAAGCAGAAAGACGAGAAGCTGAAAGAACTAGAGAAACACCAACAACAACTCCTACTACTGAAACAGAGACACCAACTTCAACTCCTACTACTGAAACAGAGACACCAACAACAACTACTGAAACAGAGACACCAACTACAGAAGATACAACTTCAACTCCTACTACTGAAACAGAAACTGAAGATGAAATTCCAGAAGAAATTGAAGAACCTTCTGAAGAAACTCATACTGTAATGGATGCTATGAAGGATTTGGATAAAGGTAAAAGATGGTGGGAATTTGGTTCTGAGGATTATGAAAGAACTAGACAACAAATAGCAAGAATTTCTCCAACTGCTGAAGAAGAGTTTATGGATTTTGCAGACCTTATAAACGATGTTGTAAATGGTTCTGCTGGTGATAAGGTTAAAGCAGTATTGAAATTAATCACCAAAGCAGCTTATGATACATTCAATATTCTTCCAAAAGTATGTGTAGATGTAGCCAAAGATATAGTTTATAGACTAATCAGAGGAGATTACGATACTTCTGGATTAACTGAAGGAGAACAAAAACAAGTTGAAAGATTCTCTCATAACAAGCAGAACGTTTCTATGATGAACGCTATATTGAATACTATGGATAAGCCTATCAATTCTTCTGTAAGAGGAAAAGGTAGAGGACAAGCAACTGATGAATCTGATTATAATGAAGGTCTAATTGAACAGACCAATGATGTTACTTCAGATGTAAATAAGAAATATATAATCAATAATCCTTGGATTTTCAAGGCTATTAAAAGGTGGTAAAAGGTGACTATTCCTCCAGTAATTACAATATCCAATGCAGATGGATATAATAGTGAAAAACAAAATGCTCTGAATGATTTAATTGTTACTGAGAGGAATAGGTGGACATCTAAAGTAGCTCATAGAAACAGTTCTAATAATGAAAGCATCTATAAAGCTACCGAAGATGTCAATAGCACTCTATTCCTAGATGTAAATTATGTGAATGATAATATTATATTCTTGCACGGTTGGATTAATACCAAAAACTTAAGAAAAGATGATTGGACTAAAATAGTATCTTTTGACAAAGAAATATCAGCTGCTTATCTCTATGGAACTGCTTCTACTTTATATACCCCTGAAAAAGATGCTGGGGCTTTGATAGCTATGAAGACAGAAGAAGATTCTATTTACCTAATCCCATTCTTTTCAAATGAATATCTAGTAGAAATTACTATTGTAGGATTGCTAGACAGTTCTAACTAAAGAAGAAAAACAGATGAGGAATTAAATGTTAGGGACTATAACTAATCAAACAGGAAATACAAATCACCAAGTATTTACTGAAATAAAATCTCTAGAAAGAAAAATAGATGGATTAGAAACACAGGTAAATAATATACAGACAGAGGTGGATTCTTTTGATAATAATATTACAACAGAGAATCTTAATTCTACAAATATTATTTCCCAATCTATAAATACTAATACAATCTTGGGAAATTCTATTTCTTCAGAGACTCTTACTTCAGATTCTATTATTTCTGATAATATTACTTCAGATAATATAAATGCTGATTCTATAACAGCAGAAACTATAACTTCAGATGAAATACACGGACAGATTAAAGACAGACAATCTACAATTACTTCTGATACAGGTAATATTACTACTCTTGATTCTGAAGATATAGACGTAGATTTATTGAAAGCAAAAGCAGCTACTATTACAGAACTTACTCTTGAAGATAGTCTTAATACAACAGATATAACAGCAACTAATGTAAATGCAGATAATATTACAGGAACAAATGGTAATATTACTACTCTTCAATCTACTACTGCTACAATTGATGAAATCACTAATACTTCTATTACTTCTCATACAGCAACAATAGATTCTATAGATGCAGAAGAAGCAGAGATTGATGAAGCTAATATAGATTATCTTAAAAGCAATGAAGTTGAATCAGCAGTTATTACAGGTAAAGAAGTTATAAACTTAGATCCTGAGAAAATCACTGAACAGGATTATTATCTTTTGAAGATTAAAAAAGGTTTTGAATCATTACATTTGTTTGTTGAGGATAGTCTGGATATAAATATTATTAATGCCCATACTCCAAGCAATACAACAGATGGTACTCCTTTGATTATTTCTCATTGCAATACCGTTAGTGAAATTGTTTTGTATAGTAAAGACGATGATTATTATTATATAGAGATTTCTCCAAATAATACTAATGAACTTCATTATTCTTATAGAGCACACTCTAAAATAGAAAACTTAATTACAGCAACTCTTAATGAGGAAGTAGAGTTTGATTGGTATTACAAAACGGAAAGAACTTCTGAGATTATATTCTTGGGTTCAGCAGATGAAGAAGAGAGGTTCAATTACCAATTTACTATTCTCGGTAAATTGAATGCACTTGTTTCTCCAACTTTTGAGAATACAGTCTTTGATGATATTACAGTAAATAAGAATATCTACACAAAAGACTACTTTAATGAAGAAACACAAGAATGGACTTACAAAAAAGGTGAAGTAAATGATTACTTATCTAATATTGAAGATTATATAGACGAAGAAACAGGAGAACAGAAAACCAGAATTGATTGGAGAAAAAGAGTTGCCTTTAGGAATCCAAATCAGTATATAGTAACTACAGAAGATTCTAAAGAAGACGTATTAGTTGATGGAACTAAAATCGGTGAGAGAGTAATAAAAGCCAATGTAAATACTCTTATGGATTTGGGAACATTGAGGAATTATAACGGTCAGTGGAAAACGAGTGAACCTGTTCCTGCTGATACTTATGATTTTAGTTACACAAATGCTGATAATCCTAATACAGTAGCAGAAGGATTTGATTTCTTAGGAGATCCTGTTGTTGAGGAAGATTCGAATTATCCTGATGCAGAACTTTCTCAGAAGATATGGACTTTTACTCCAACAGATTCCTATACAATCTACTCTACAAATAATGATTATAGGTGCTATGATGAGATAAGGGATTTACAGATAGAGAGTACAAATGATGATGGTCTCAAAACTAATGTTTCTATAGAAAATACAGATAGCACTTATAGAAGATTACAACCCGATGTAGATTATACTATAGTTCCAACAAGCTCTATAAAGAATATAACAACAATAAATGTTGGGGGTATGACTGAAGATGATTTCAAGAATACACTTCTTGCAACAGGAATATTTAATGATGAATTACACCCAACACAAGCAATCTTCTTGAGGGATGAAGATGAATATACATATGCTTTCGGTACAAATGTTTATCTGTCTTATAGAGAAGGTGATAGTTATTTCAGCGTTTTTGATAATGATAATGAATTTACATTCACAGGTACAGTTTTATCCTCAATAGAAACTACACCAGCAACTACAGTAAATCCAATTACTAAATTGGGAATAGTAGATGAAGGAACTTGGGTAGCAGGAGATGTAACAACTCCAAATCTTAAAGTAAATGAAAGTACTGAATTAAATACAACTACAACTATAAATGATGATCTTCACATCACAGAAGATGTACTTGATTTCGGTGGCACAAACTATGATGTTTGGGATTATGCCAATGACAATATGAATTGGGTAGAGGAGTAAAATAAATGATAGCAGATGAAAGCTTAGTAACCTTAAACGGGTTAAAGAAATATGATCAAACAAAAGGTACGGCAGTTATTGAAGCAAATGAGCTTCCTGCTTCTCCTTTGAATAAAGTCTACAATGTTGGAGATGATGTCTATTCAAAAGACGTTAGATTATCTACTTATCAGCAAATGATTGATGAAGTGGACAAAGTAAAAGTAGACGGAAACACTCAAGACGCAAACAGGAATATAATTTCAAAAGCTGTAATTGAACAAGCAAATGTTTCTCCTGCTCCTTTGGACAAAGTGTACAATGTTGGTGGCAGTCCAATTGAATTGACAGCTTCAGGAACTTGTACACAAGAAACAAGCCCAGGTGGTACGGAAACTGTAGAGATATCAAATTTACAACCTGGAGACTCAAGTATTTTCCCTTCAGTTGGAAACTATTCTATTTCTTTTACAGAAGATACTTCTTGGGAATCTCAAGAGATTACTTATAGAGATTTGACATTTACAGCTGTAAAGATGTATGAAGCAAACAATATACCTGAGATGATTTTTGCGGATTCTGTAACTATAAATGGAACGGTACATTCTAATGTATCAAATGGAGAAGTATTTACAGGCACAAGTTGGGTAATCATTTGGAATGATATAGACAATTTCGGTAGGTTGTATTTAACAGATGCTAATGTAAAATTACCAGTAGTTTCTGTAAATATTGTTTCAGGATTAAACTGTTGGGAGGGTACTCTTAATTCTATACCAACAGGAACAACAGAAGTTACCTTCAACAATGATTACACTCTTAAACTAAATTCTCACGATGAAACTCTAATACAATTGCCATATGGAGAACACGCACTTTACAGTTCTACCGATTTGAACAATGGTAATTACGGATTTACAGTATTTGGCTACAATCTTCCAACCCCAACAGCAACTATAGAAACAGAGGGTTCAGGTCTATATATGGGGGATTGCTTTTTCAATCACTTACCGGCTGGAAGTTCGTTCAAGCTCAAAAGTTCTATAGATAATGTTTGGCACACAGTTTCATATCCACTTCCTGAAAACGGTACTTTCATTTACGGTACTTCTCTTAGTGAAGAATCTTGTTTAGTGATACAGACAAATGACAATCAATTAAAGGTAGTTACAATTGATGAAACACAGAATCAAGCCTTCACTATAGATTACGAAGAAGAAACTTCAGTTAGAGTTTTCAGTAAATCTATAGAATTGATTACAAAAGATTCAGCAGATGATTTATTTATTTCTCAATCTGAAAAAGGTGTAGCAAGTGGAGTTGCAACATTAGGAGCAGATGGAAAAGTTCCTCGTTCTCAATTAACAGTTGAAGCAATGGAGTACAAAGGTAAAGTATATGTAAATACACCTGAGCCGGCTGACAAATCTGTTGGTGATGTATACTTCGTTGGAGAAACAGGTACAATTTGGGGTAAATCTGTAAATGAGGGAGATCAGCTTGTTTGGAGTGGAAGTGATTGGGATGTTTGGAGTGCAGGTAGAGTATTGTCTGTAGATGGAAAGACTAATGAAGTTGTAATTAATCAATCGCTTACTTCAACTCAATACAACAACCTTACGACTATAGACCCGTTAGTCAATTACTTTATTACAGACAAAAAACAGATTTATAGAAACGGTTATTGCTATTCTATTAAAGTAGTTGCATTGAGCCAGTCGGATTACAACAATCTCACACCTTATCAAAAACAAGATACAATGACTCTTTACATTGTAGATAACAACAAGCTCTATTATTTGGACAATCCTGTTGGTATGTTGGGAAATGAATTAAGATATACAACTTCAATTCCAACAGAAGATGGATTCTTTGTATATGTAGGAAATGTTCCAAATGCTGCTGGTTTGTATAGTGGTTGTATTTATTACAAAAGCGGGTCTACGTATACTTTATATACTCCAAAATATACAGAAGATATATTGGAGAAATCCGCATTTACTTATTTGCAGACAAGTGCAGGAGCTACTCAACACGCTGTAAATGAAGCAATTGATCACGCAATTTATGTAGATGAACTTGCTATAGGTAATAATGCTACAGGTATTAGCAACCTTAGAAATCAATTGGACAATCTTGTAACAGATGATATAAGAGAAGCTTTTCCATTGCCGAATATTGGTACAGTAGCTAATGCTACTCAACACGCTGTAAACGCTGCTGTGGATGGTAATGCATTACTTTCTAAAAAAGATCCTCAACAAGGTGAGGTAACCTTTAATGGGGATTTAAATGTTCTCATAGACCAGGGTATTTATAGCATAGTTGCTACAGGTCACACTCCCCAAGGTCTCAATCCACTATACGGAACCGCTTTAGTATATAAAGGTAAATATAATTATATACATCAAGAAGTTTCATCTGCAACAGCTTCCCGTAAATGGATAAGGTTTAGAAATGAATATAATAATTGGGGTAATTGGATAGAGGTTACAGAACCTAAAACCGTTTCTCTGTATTTAACAACTTCTGATCTAAGATTAATTGCAGGTTCTACATACTCTGTTAATAATTTTATAACAAGTCTTTGGAACCTTCTCACATCTATCTACTCTCAAGCAGAATACTTTAATGTAAGTGGACAGATGAAATGGGAAGATGTGTCATCTTTTAATATAACAGATGGTAACAGAACAATCAAAAGCTCCGGTGCAAAGTTTGATTTCTTTGTAAGACGTAATCCTTGGGCGTGTAACGGAGGAACCTTTATAGAAGCAAATTCAAATGCTTACATTGTTAGATGTAAGTACTTAGATACAGTTTTTGATACTCAAGAGAATATCTCCCAAATTGCACTCGCCTAAGCAAATCCGTTCTAACTGAAAACCTAAATTTTACAGGAGAGAAGAATGCAGCCTGTAAATATAGATTTAAAATCAGACATAGTAACCGAAGGAGATAATCTAATTTCCAGTGAGCCAAAATTCACGCACAAAAACAGTTTGTTGTTTAATGGAATTGCTTCTAATATGAAGAAGCTCACTGGTATTATTACTTATGGATTCTTTAGTTGTGGTGATGGAAACTACGAATTAAAACACGACTCAGATGGTTGGTGGGTAAGGAAAATTACAGTTTGAATCAAAATCAATTCTAACTAAAGGTATGAAACCGTTAGATATACCTATTAATGCAAATATAAATACTTGGGATAAGGGTCTAATTCAAACGGACCCTTCTTTTTTTGAAAAGAATTCTTTGAAGTACAAAGGAATATGTTCTAATACTACTTACTCAGAAGGTGATGGAATGCTATCTACTACAGGAAAGAAAATGTATGTAGATGGCAATACAATAAACGCAGGCTCTCAATCCTTTTCAGTTCCAAATGATTATTACACA